AGCTCTAATTCCTATATTTTTTGGAAACCAGCAAGGACCAGCTCTGACCGGCCGCTATCAGCCGAGACTAGAAACGGTTACGCACGTTGGCAGCGAATCACGCGCAACGGAAATTGGGGAGTTTGCGGAGAGGGTCCTAGGGCTACCGCTTATGGCTTGGCAGCTGCATTGCTTACAAGGTTTAACGGCTTTTGATGATGCGGGCAAGTGGTTACACCGTGTTGGTCTAATAAGTGTTGCGCGCCAAAACGGAAAAAGCTTGTTGTCTAGCGCGGTCATTGGGCATTGGCTTACTAAAGAGGCAGAGCATCGAGGGCAACCTCAAACAGTTATTAGCGTAAGCCACAAACTTGATTTAACCGCCGCGCAATTTAGTTACCTTGCACCAATCCTCGAGGTTAAGTTTGGTGCCGAGGTTTCGTGGTCTTACGGTAGACAAAAACTAACAATGCCCAACGGGAGCGTTTGGCATATTCGTGCAGCTACCCCGGCAGCTGGTCACGGTTACTCGGCGGACCTAATTACCGCCGATGAGGTCTGGCAAATATCCGAGGCCGCAATAGATGACGGTTTACTACCGTCTCAACGTGCGCGCAAAAACCCTTTGTGTTTGCTTGTGTCAACAGCTGGTACGCAAGAATCCACCGCGCTATTGCGTTGGCGTGACCAAGGGCTACGCGCAATAGATAGCGGCAAACAATCCACGTTGTATTTTGCCGAATTTAGCCCACCGCCAAAATTGGACGCGATGACGCCAGAGGCTTGGGAATATGCCAACCCCGCATTGGCTGGCGGACTCATTGACTTAGACGTAATCGAGGGCGAAGCGTTAGGCCCTAACCGCTCGGCGTTTTTACGGGCCTCTGTAAACCTTTGGCAAGCGGTAACTACGGGGTGGCTAGAAATTGGCGTGTTTGACGCTTGCAAAACCGATACACCACCGCCCCCCGGTGGAGTGTTAGCTATTGAAAGCTCGACAGACGAGGCGCGCTACACCGGCGTTAGAGCTGTATTAGCCGGCAACAAAACACACGTAACCGTCGCGTTTACAGCAAACAGCATTGCCGAAATGTGGCGGCTAGTTGACATAGAAATAGAAAACAACCCCGGATTACGCATAGCAATTATCCCCGCTTTAGAGGTGCATTGCCCGCCAGCGCTCGAGCGACGCCGCACAATAGTTGGCTACCGTGAGCTACTTAAATGGACCGCCGCGGTTAGGTCAATGATTATAGAAAACCGTTTATTACACAACGGCGAATTACTACTTACTCAACATTGCGAACGAGCCGTTTTAATTAAACACAACGGAAGCGTTGCTTTATCCTCGTCTCGCAGCCCCGGACCAATCGAGGCGGCGCGTTGTATGGTTTGGGCGGCAGCTATGGCAAGCCGTCCACAAACCGTTGGTAAACCAATGATTATGCAGGCCAACCGATAAAGTTTGTTTGGCGCTCGCTGGCCTTGCTTTCCGTCGGGGATTGCTCGCCGCCGGCGAGTGCCACCATTACCCGCAAAAATATGGCACACTAAACGCATGGCATTATTTACCAAAAAACCTGAACCCGCAACGATTGTTAAAGCTGCCGCGGGTAGCAATGCAGGTGCATCGCAAATTGGTAATTTCTTTGCGTACACGGACGGTGTAAATCGTTCGCGTTTTATGCAAGTGCCAACGATCAGCCGCTCGAGAGATTTAATGGCCAGCCTTGTTGGCTGTCTCCCAATTGTAATGTTTAAAGAAATGTGGAACGGCGATGAAATGGAGAAAGTCCCCGAGGCTCCACGTAGTTGGCTACGACGTATTGACAAGGGCGTAACCAACAACTTTATTTTGTCGTGGACATTTGACGACTTGTTCTTTTACGGGCGCGCATTTTGGTACATAACCGAACGGACCGCCGACGGATACCCGGCATCGTTTACACGTTTACCAGCTGCAATGATTACAACACAAGACCAAGCACAAGGCACTGGCGTTTGGTTTGGTCCGTCTAAACAAATTTTGTTTCAAGGTTTACCAATTCGTTACGAGGATTGCGTACAATTCTTAAGCCCAATTCAAGGTTTAATTTACACCGGAGCAACCTCGGTAGATACAGCGCTAAAGCTAGAACAGGCCCGTAACCGAAACGCAAGCAGTTTGCAACCCGCCGTGACGCTCCGCCAGACCGGTGGCGAGCCTATGAGCGGGCAAGAGCTAGCCGATCTAGCAGCAAGCTACGACTCGGCTCGTTACGCATCAGCGACGTGTGCAATCAACGAATTTGTAGAGGTAATACCAAACAACGCAACACCAGACAAAATGCTTTTAATTGACGCCGCCGAATACCAAGCAAAAGAAATTGCCAGAATCGCCAACGTCCCCGCATACCTCGTTTCCGTGAGCATTGGAAATTACAGTTACGTTTCAAGCTCGGAAGCGTCGCGCGACTTGTACACGTTTGGCGTTAAGCCATACATAGATTGCATACAAGAAACACTCAGCGCGGATAACGTCCTACCCCGTGGCACTGGTGTTATGTTTGACATTGAAAGCTATTTAGAAAACCAATACCAAGACAGCGCCGACAATATGGCGGAACCGTTAAACGAGGTAAACAATGCTTAGGTTAATCCCACAAGATTTAAATTTAGACGCTGCTAAAGGTGACGCGCTGCCACGTAGAACCCTTGCCGGCGTTGCCCTACAATACGGCGTTGAGGCCGTCGTATCGGACGGGCAAAAAGTACGTTTCGAGTCTGGCGCTTTACCGCTTGAGGGCAAAAAACCCAAAATGTATCTCAACCATGACAGCACTAGCCCAATCGGCTTAGTGACCGCTCGAGAATTAGTAGGCGACACCGTCCTATTTGAGGCCCGCATTTCCGAGACAAGACTCGGGGACGAGGCGCTTCAGCTCGCCCGCGACGGAGTGCTTGATTCTCTTAGTGTAGGTATTTTGCCCGTTGAGTTTAGTTTTGACGAAGCCGGAACAATGGTTGTTACTAAAGCCGATTGGCAGGAATTATCGCTTTTGCCCTACGGCGCTTTTGAAGCCGCCAAGGTGCAACGCGTAGCTGCGAGTATCCACCAAGAGCCAACCGAAATAGAGTTAAATAATACACAAGACGAAAACGAGGAGTCAAACGAAATGGAAAAGACAATGGAAACACCAGCCGTAATCGAAGCCGCAACAGTGCAAACAATTTACGCACAGCCGCGCAAATTGCGTTTGCCAAGCACGTCAGAGTACATCGCTAGTTATGTACGTGGCGGCGCAGATTTTGCACAGCTCAACGCAAACATTAAACAAGCAGTTGTTGAAGCTGCACCGGGCGTTGCACCATTTATTAACACTGAATCGACACCGGGTATTTTGCCAGAAATCATCACCGGGAGTGTCTACGATTCGCTTAACCCAATCAGGCCGTTTGTCAGTGCAATCGGGACACGCGCAATGCCGACAGCTGGCGCAACTTTCCGCCGTCCAGTAATTACAACTCGACCAGTTGTTACACAACAGGCAGCACAGTTTGACTCGTTGAACGCGTCAACCGTTGTTGTTTCAAACAACGACGTTTCAAAACTAAGTTTCGGAACATACGTGACCGTTTCCGAACAAGATTTGGATTGGTCAGACCCATCAAGCATTGACATCATTTTGAACCAGCTCGCAATCGCTTACGGCCAAGCAACCGACAACTACGCCGTAGACACTTGCCATGCAGCAATCGCACAAACTTCAGCAGTTGCAGACACCACAAGCGGCGCCGATTGGGTAGCAGCAATTTACGAGGGCGCTCGCCAAATTTCGGCAACGTCTAACTACTTGCCAACTCATATGGTTGTAACACCTGCCAGTTGGGCGGCTCTTGCAAGCGCTACCGATTCGTCGGATCGTCCAGTATTTCCATACACGGGCGCACCAAACTTGATGGGCCAAAACGCTGCGGGCAATTCGGCTGCAACGTCATGGAACGGCAACCCGCTTGGCTTGGTGCTTGTTGTTGACAAGAACGCACCGGGCTCGTTTATGGGTCACGCTGCTGGTCCTGCTGCTGGTTTTGAGTTTTACGAACAGCAAAAGGGTGCAATTAGCGTTGAGGTTCCTGCAACTATGGGCCGCACGATTGCTTTCCGTGGTTACGCTGCCGCTTTCATGGCAGACGCCACCAAGTTCGTTAAGTTCGTCTGATAACCGAAAGGTAGGCCATTATGGCCGCTTACTCGGTCACACAAAAATACTTAACCGACAATTACGCGGTTTTAGTATTACAAACAAACGCGGACCCGCTCGAGGTTGGCCAATCGGTGGTTGTTAGCGCTGTAGACGCAACGTTTAACGGCACGTACCTAGTAGCGGATTTGCCGCAATACTATTTTACGGGCGTAGACGAGCAAGGGTTTTTTACCTTTGACTATCAGCTTCCAATCCAAAACCAAGTGCTTTATGCACGGACCGCCGACAACGTAGAAATTGTGGCCGCTACTGGCACATTGACAACTACGCCTACGTGTACGTGGGTAACGCTTGACAGTCAAGTTGAGGATTGGTTAGGCATAGGAACGGCTACGGCTGGCGACGCCGCGTTTTTAACGCAATGCCGCACAAGCGCTAACGCCGTTTGTTACAAACGCAGACAGCAAGCCGGGTACGTTGACAGTCTTACCACGTCACCTAACGCAGCTGTAACCCTCGGGACTATTGCTTATGCAGGTTTTTTGTATAGGCAACGTGGTAGCGCTGGCATGGATTTTGCATCGTTTGACGGTATGTCGAGCGGCGGGTCTACAGGCTTTAGCCCAATGGTTAAACAGCTGTTGGGTATTGACCGCCCCGCGGTGGCCTAATGCCCGTACCCGCTTACACCGACCTGTTTAACGTGGCACTAGACGACTTAACAACCACGCTAACGAGCATTACAGGGCTAACCGTCACAAATGACCCACGATCTATAAACCCGCCTTGTGCGTTCATTGACGCGCCAAGTTTTGTGGCGTTTAACTTCAACATTGTAGAGATTACGTTTCCCGTGAGACTTATCACCCTTGGCCCGGGCAACCTAGATGCTCAACGCTCGCTAATGAATATGGCATCTCAACTACTTGCTAAAAACGTAGCGGTTACTGGCGGACGCCCAACGGTAGCGGTGTACGGTGGCGCCGAGTACGCCGCCTATGATCTAACTATAGATTTGAAAGCGAGCACAACAGCATGACCAAGTACACCGTAGTTAGCCCTCGAGTGGGAACACCGGGCGCCGAATTTGACGCCGACCTAGCAGTAATGCGCGGCGCAAACATTGAAGCTTTACTTGCTGGCGGTTTTATTGCAGTATCCACACCTAAGCCCGTAAAAAATGCTAAAAAAGACATAGACACAAACGAGGAGTAACTAAAATGGCCACAACAACTTATCTCTCTAATCCAGACGTAATTATCGCAACAGTTAATTTGCGCGATCAGTGCACGTCAGCAACGCTTACACAAACTGTTGAGGCGCTCGAGTCCACCGCGTTTGGCGACATTGCTCGTTTTATGTCACCGGGTCTCCAAAACAATGAATTGACTTTGACGCTTTACATGAGCTACGCCGCCAGCGAGACTTACGCTAGTTTGGCAGCGCTTGTCGGTACTCAAGTAACCGTTATTGTTTCGCCAGCTGCCCCAACAACACCGGGCACTTACTCGGCAACCAATCCCGGCTTTACTTTGACTGGCACATATCTAGAATCTTTGCCAGTGATTAACGCAACTATGGGCGAATTGTCAACCATTGACATTACGTTTACTGGCGGCGCGTACACCGTAGACGTATCCTAATAACGGCCTACTTACGGCCCGACACGAAAGAGGTTAGTTGTGCAGCTCACGCTTAAAGTTGAATTACCAGACAACACTTACACCGTTACAACCAACTTGTACGTTGTTGTAGCGTGGGAAAGAAAATTTAAACGCAAAGCGTCTGACATGGCCAACGGTATTGGCATAGAGGACCTAGCCTATTTGGCGTTTGAAGCGTCTAAGTTAAACAAAATTGTTGTGCCGGCAGAGTTTGACAACTTCATTAAACAGCTTGTCAACATTGAAGTAGTCGAGCAAGAACAACCAAGTTTTATCGAAGCGGCACCTACAGACGCCAGCTAGCCGAGGTGCTAGTAGCTGTCGGTTGGTGGCCGCCTAACATACCATTTGACCTACAAGACTTGCAAACCGTGGCTAAAGTGTTGACAGAGGCACACAAAAAAAGGTAGCGACGCCATGAAAGTAAACGCATCAGTAGACGTGTACGGGGTGCAGGCAGCGCTTAAAGAATTAAACGACATAGACCGCAAAATTAGGCGGCAAGTAACTAAAGACATAACTACCGTTGGCTCCAAAATTGTTACTGAGGCTCGGTCAATGGTTGCCAGCTATCCAAACAGTAAAGGTAACGGTGCCCCGCTTTCGGGCATGGTGCGCGGCTCTCTTATTCGTGGACGTGAGGCGGGTTGGAATACAAGCGAGGTGCAAAAAGGGTTTGTTGTAAAAGTTGGTGTACGTGGAACCCGTGAGCGCTACGTAGATTTTGACCAAGGCGGCTACACGCGGCAAGTTGTGTACGCTGCCAAGCCATACCGTTTAATGGTGGTACAACAAAAGAGTTTTGCTGGCGCTATCTATGACCACGCGGGCGCTGGCATTAGCG